TTGGATCGAAGACCTCGTCGAGTTTGGGCCGGCCACCGTCGCCGAAGCCTGCGGGCAGTGGCGCCGCACCGGAAGCCGGCGCCCGCTGCCCTCCGACATCCGCCGGTTCTGCATCGAGCTGCAGCGCCAGGAGCAGGAACGCGGCGCCATTGCCGGCCCCAGCGACATGGATGCCTACGCCCGCTCGGTCGGGTTCGCCAACAATGCCGAGCGTATGGCGGAAATCCGCAGGGTGGAGGCCAAGCGCAACGATCCCGGCAACGCCGAGCGGCTGGCCCGAATACGCGAGGAGATGAGCCTGGACCGCGTCAGCAGGATGCCGGCAGAGGCCGCGGAGTAAGCCGCCATGATCGTCCGCCTGACCTTCACCAATGCCATGCCGGTGCCGGTCGAGGTCCGCAGCAACGTCGCCAGCGACCAGCCGCTCCAGCCGCAGCAGAGCCTCGAGTTGACACTCGAAATCCATGAGGGTTCGGACGGGCTCGCCGAGTTGCAACTGGCCTGCGCACCACTGCCATGACCATGCTCGGCAGCGCCATCGACGGCGTCGACATGCAGCGCCGCAACGAACTGGTCGGCCGCGTCGAAGGCGCCATCGACGGCTACGGCGGCGCGGAGGTGCTGTTGGTCTGCCTCTATTTCGCCCTGGTCGCCACAATGCGGCTCGACGGCAACCTCGACGAGTTGCTCGACGATTTGCCGCGCCTCGGGCGGTCCGTCGTCGCCAGCCAAATGGACAGCGTGACGCGGCAGTGACCCAGCCAACCCAGCCGACTATCGAGCGCCGGCAACACGACACGGTGCGCCGCAGCCGCACCCAGGTGGTCGACAGCCACGGCAACATCGGGCGGCCATACCAAGTCGAGGCGCTGCTGGCGAAGCTCGAGCGCCGCGGCGACATCAGCAGCGAGCACCGGCAAGCCGGCGAGATGTTCGCGAGGTTGTTCCGCATCGCCCAGCTCGACCCGTTGCGCGCACCCTCCTGGCTGCGCCAAGCAGGCGGCACGGCTGTGCCGAGCAGCGGACATCACACAGAGCGCGCCAAAACGCAAATCTACGAGGCGGTCACCGCCTGCGGCGGCATGGGCAGCCCGTGCGGCTGCGCGGCGTGGTTTGTGTTGGGGCTGGAGCTCAGCATCCGCGACTGGGCATTGCGGGAGGGCTGGAACGGGCGCAGCCTCAACGAAAGCGTCGCCAAGGGCATCCTGTTGGGGTCGCTGTCCGTCTTGGCACTACATTTTGGGGTCGAGAAGCGCAAAAACGCTTGACAGCAACTTTAAGACGTGCGGGCGTTTATTGGCAGGATGCGGCCATGGTCGAAGCAGGGCTTCGACCGATGTCGCTGGGGGCGCCGGCCATAGCGGGCGATGCGGCAAAAAACGTCTGGGAGCCCCGTACAGCGCAGGAAAGGCAAAACCACCCACGCGTAGCGGCCATACCCCTACAGGCTACTCAGCGGCCTCTGGAGACGATTTGCGGGCATAGTGGAGAAGGGGTGGTCCGCAGCAGGCGCAGGATGGTGGCGACGTACACGGGGACCGCCAGCGCCTGGTGAGCATCCGGAGGGCGCAGCCAGCGATACACGGTGTTGGGTTGCACCCCGGTCAGAGTAGCCAGGTCGGCGAGGTCGAGTTGTAGATCGCGCAGCAACGCGCGAAGCTCGGTGTGGGTTAGCCCTGAGTTAGCAGCCATAGTACAATTCGCTAGGGGCGCGCTTTACGACGTAGGCCGGTCGCGTCCTCGAGCTCTAACGCACGATTCGCCAATTCCTCTATGCGCTCATCGAATAGCATAAGCAAACGCTCCGGTACAAATTGTGGTATGACCTGGTCGCCCCTCGCCCAGCGTCGGATTGTGGTTATGTTAATGCCCAGTGCATCAGCCATAGTGTCGTGCCATTGGCGGCCATAGAGAGACTGGCCAATGCGGCGGAATAGGTCTGTCGGCATGGTGGCTCCTGCGGCCATAGTCGGCCATAGTTGAATTGGACTGCCGGCCATAGTCATATCTCCCTCGAGCGGCCATAGTGCAGTGCTTTGGACATCGCCTCATCTATGGCGTGACTTTCCATAATCTCACGATGCTCGATGCTCGATTGGAGCATGTCCTTTATTAGCTCAACGATGCCAGCGGGGGAGTAGTCATCGCTATTGCTCTCGCAATCCCTGATCGTGGCGAGCAAATCGCGTTCCCATCTGTCTACTTTCTCGGCGGCAAAGTGCGCCGCCATGCTGGCGGCTTCGCGAGCGTCCTCCGCAGACGAATAGTGGTAGTCGCGAAACGCGTCCGTGTACCATTGCCGGCCAGTTCTGTTAATGTCACGCTTAACCATTATTGCCTCCGTCAAGCGGCCATAGCGGCCATAATGAAGCCCAGCCGAAGCCGGGCCTCGCTGTAAGCGATCGCCTAGGTGGCGATGCTGCGCACCACAAAGCCCGACGCGTCGCGCTTTGCCTTGTTGCCTTTCGGTGTTAGGCCAACCACTACGTTGTGCGGATCGAGATGACGCAAATCGTGCTCGTCACCATCGATTACCGTATAGCCATGCCACGTTGCCGGCCGCTCGCAACCGAACACGATTGCCACGTTGTGGCCGCGTGAGAGAAGATCGAGCGCGTGCTGCTCGTTTGTCTCAGAGAGAGAGAACGTTAGATGATAGTTGGCAGGAAGCGGGCGGTTGAAGCGGAGATGGTTCTTTGTGTAATCGACAAACTGGACCATGGGAAAGCATGAGAAAATGCTATGCGTCCCTGGCTCTATGGTCTCGCCAGATAGGCGGCTTAGCTGCGCAGCAAATGCCGCGTCTACGATCAGCTTTTGACCTTCGTAGGCTATGTCCGTGCTGCCGTTCGGCCGCGCGCATAGGGTGAGGTTCTGGCGCCGCGCTTTGGCAATCAGTTTGGCAGTGTGAGTGAACATTTCGCGCAGATAGGCTTTGCGATCGTTCATGAAGTACTCAGCTTTGCGAATGCGAGACTGGCGCGCTTTGCTGGTGCCCGTCGCTTTCGTCACAATGCCAGCCTGGCCGCTAAACCAGCCAAGGCAGAGCGCGATGCAGCCGGGGCTTGCGTGACTGCAGAGATTGCCAACATTGCCAGACTTGTGCGGCGCCATGTAATTTATCGCGTTCAGATAGTGGAACTTTGCCGCTTTGATTGCCTTCGGGCTGTCGACAGAGAAAAACTGAGAGAACCGTAACGTCGTCATGTCTCGCGCTCCATGCGCTGTGTGCGGCGCTCATTGCGCCGGCTTTGAAGCAGTCCCTACCGCTTCCTAAAGCCTCCCCGTAAGGAGGCTTGGGGAAGGAGTAGAGTTTAGGCTTGATGGTTAAGTGCCGCCGCGTACCAGCGGCGCAGACGGTAGAATTCGCGCCGCATGTTGGCGCGCTTCGTGCGCGTGATCGCCCGGGTTTCGTCGCACGACGTATTGGCGGAGATGTAGATGCTGCCGCCGACACGGCCCAAGCGCCAGAATAGTAAGGCGCCGTTGCGGCGGAGGTAGATGCGATTTGATAGTGTCATGATCCGCGCCCTCTGCGCTGTCTGCAATGCACCATGCATCGGCTACAGGTGCTAATCTAGGGTTAGTCGTGCTGGGATGCAAGCGTGATTGTGCGATCGGCGGCAACTATCGTGTACAATTGTAGGGATCGGAATGAGGGCTGATCGGGACAGCTTGCCGCCGTTAAGAGAGATCAATGGCAGGAAGGCTAAACGGACCGTGCGCGCGCCAGTGCGGTATACGGAAGAGCTTGCCAGCGAAGTTATAGATCGGATGATGAGCGGCGAAAGCTTACGGCAAATCTGCCGTGATCCGCATATGCCGGATGAAAAGGCAGTGCGTAAATGGGCGGCCGATCCAGAGCTCAACTTCGGTCCGCACTACGCGCGCGCGAGAGAAGCTCTCGCCGATCATTACGCGGCTGAGATTATCGAGCTATCGGACGCTGTCGCCGGCTGTAGCGATAATTCCGTCGTGCAAGCCGCTCGGTTGCAGGTTGACAGCCGCAAATGGATCGCTAGCAAGCTGTTTCCGCGCCAGTTTGGCGATCGTATGACAGTTGAAGGCAATCCCGACGCGCCACTACAAACTGTGACGCGTATAGAGCTCGTAGCTGTCGCGCCATCCTCGCCAGTCGATCTAGATCAGTTGCCGCTCGCCAACGTGAAGCAGGATGAGAAGTAGCTGTCGCACTAGGTCTAAGACGTGCGCGCTAACCGTGTCGCAAAAGCCTGTAATCGATGCTAGTGCGACACAGCTGCGACATGCGCAGTAGGGCAGGGTCATGCGCGACAGGATGGCATGACGAGTCCTTATATATATACGCGCGCGCGCGCGAGGGACGGATCGCGGCCTCGACCATCCGGTCGGGCATGCATTCGATTCAACCCGCGCCACGTCCTCGAGGCCCCCCCACCCCCCCCCACACAGTGCGTTTGGGGACCCCCCGGCGCGCGCAAATGCAGGGGGGTACGCCGCTCTGAGATGTCTGCACCACCCAAATGGGGACCAGCACTGAGATGTCTGCCGCTCCGAAAGGGCTGCACCGATCGGTCATGTAGCAGCTATGGGCGCAGTATTCTCTTCCTGCTTCACGGAGGTCCGTTTCACCCGGCTCTTGCGAGTTGGGCCAGAGCGTTCCTCTCCACAGGCTGACACCGCAGAGCTTGCGGCCAGTCCAGCGAGATTGCGGGCGGCATTGTGATCGCGCCCGGTCTCGAAACCACAGTCGTCACAGCGGAAGGTCCTTTCCGCCAAGGCCAGCGTCGGTTTGACGACGCCGCAGCAAGAGCAGGTCTTGCTTGAAGGATACCAGCGGCTAGCGGCCACGATCCGGCAACCGTAGAGTCGTGCCTTGTATTCGAGTTGACGCCGGAACTCGTAGAAGCCGGCGTCGGTCACCGCGCCCGCCAGATGGCGGTTCGCCGCCATGCCGCGCACGTTCAGATCCTCGATGCCGATCACGCGATAGGTCCGCGCCAAGCCGGTCGTCAGTTTGTGCGTCGCGTCGCGCCGGAGGCTGGCGATGCGGGCGTGTAGCTTTGTCAGCCGTGCTTTGGCTTTGCGGAAATTGGCCGAGCCGCGCCGCTTGCGCGACAACGCCTTGTTGCGCCGCCGCAGCCGCTTCAGGGCGGCTTTGTGCGCTTTTGGCCCCTTGATGGTTTCGCCGGTTGAGAGCGTCGCCAATGCGGAGATACCGAGATCGACGCCGACCACCGCTTCGGGCTGCGCCACCGGCTGCACGTCTTGCGTATCGATGATTAAGCTGACAAACCAGCGCCCGGCGTACAGCGACACCGTAGCGCGCTTCAGCGGGCCGGAGAACCGCACCGCCTCGCGCATCCTGATCCAGCCGATCACCGGCAATTTGATGCGCTGGCCGTCGGTGCGGAACGAGCCCGCCGTGTTGGCGGCGCAGAACGCGGCGGGCTCACCCTTGCGCTTGAACTTGGGATAGTTGCCGCGCTTTTCGAAGAACGACCGGAACGCCATGCCGAGGTCGATGATCGCTTCCTGCACGGCGCACTTGGTCACGTCGTACATCCACGGGAATTGCGCCCGCTTGATCGCGTTGAGCTCGCACCGCAACGAGACTTCGGACGGTTGGGCGCCCGCCTCGTACTGGCGCTGCCATTCGGCGAGCGCCCAATTCCAGGCGAACCGGGCACAACCGGCGGCGCGGGCGAAATACAGGCGCTGCGCCGCGTTCGGGTCGAGTGCGATTTTGTGGGCGAGTAGCATCGGCTTGGACGCAGGGTAGCCGGGACGGATTACCCGATCCACGCTAATCGGTTCGAATTTTAGGGATTGAAAACGGGCCCCCCGGATTTTGTCGTCGTCGCACTCCTTATACCCCCCGCCATAGGCGTTTTGGCGTTTAGGGCGTTTTAGCCGGCTGGTCCCGCAAAACCCGAAAAGGGTCCCCCTGATTTTTCTAACGGGTCCCATCGGATTTTGGTGGCGGCGGCCCGGTGCGGTGAGACCGGGTATTCGGGCCGTCGCCCTAGCCGCCGGGCGGGATGCTATCGCAAGGTGCGCGGGTCTGAAAGGGTCCCCTGGATCTCGTCTTCACTTCTTTACAGATAGGCGGTCACGATGCGGGTGAGTGGCGAGGAAGCCAAGCGCTGGCAGGCGGTACGGCGCGACAGTCTTGAGACGGTCAATCGCGGCGATTTAGTGATGGCGGACGACGAGACGGGCGAGGTTGTGTGGACCGGCCGCTCTGGTGGAGAGGCCCAGGTCACGCTGGGGTCGGGCATGATCCGGCTGATGGGCGCTTATCGTTACGGGCGGTAGGCGGTTGCCATGCGGGATTTTACGGAGCGCTGGCGAGATGATCTCACGGATTTGATCTTTGGCTTCTGCGCGCAGGAGGTGCTGTTTGACGAGCATTTGCACCCCTGCGGCTGGCTGTACCGCGACGCGGACGGCTGGTGGGTTGAGCCGGCCTCGCTTGTGACATGGTAGCGGCGCAGATCCAGCTTCCCGCTCGCTTGCAGCCTATTTTTGCCGGGCAGGCGCAGTTTCGCGGGGCCTATGGCGGCCGTGGCAGCGCCAAATCGCGCAGTTTTGCCACGATGGCGGCGGCGAAGGGCCTGATGTGCGCCCAGGCCGGCGAGACGGGCATTGTGCTCTGCGCGCGCGAATTCCAAAACAGCCTGGCCGACAGCTCGATGGCCGAGGTCAAGGCGTCGATCGAGGCGCACCCGTTTCTCAGCGCAGCCTACGATATTGGCGAGAAGTACATCAGGACGCGTGACGGCCGCATCGATTTTACCTTTCTCGGCCTGCGCCACAACGCGGACAGCGTCAAATCGCTCTCCCGCATCCGTTTACTCTGGGTTGATGAAGCCGAGGCCATCCCGGAAGCCTCTTGGGTAAAGGTAATCCCCACCGTCCGCGAGCCGAATTCGGAATTGTGGATCACCTGGAACCCGGAGCGGCGCTCCAGTGCGACGCACAAGCGCTTTCGCGAAAATCCCCCAGCCGACAGCAAGATCACCGAGTGCAACTGGCGCGACAATCCGTGGTTTCCCTCTACCTTGGACGCGCTGCGGCGGGAGGACGAGCAGAAGCGGCCGGAAATATACGAGCATGTCTGGGAGGGCGGTTTTGCGACCGTCCACTCGGGTGCCTATTACGCCAAGCTTCTGGCCGAGGCCGCTCGCGAGGGCCGCATCGGGCATGTCGCCCGCGACCCCCTCCTGCCGATCCGCGCTTTTTGCGACCTCGGCGGCACCGGGGCGCGCTCAGATGCATTTGCCATGTGGATTGGGCAGTTTGTCGGCCGCGAGATCCGGCTTTTGTCGTACTACGAGGCGATTGGCGAGCCCTTAGCGGTCCATGTGCAGTGGCTGCGCGACCATGGCTACGAGAAGGCGGAGATAATCCTGCCGCACGACGGCGGGACGCACGACCGCATCTACGACATCAGTTTCGACAGCGCCTTCCGCGCCGCGGGTTTTAAGACCCGCGTCATACCCAACCAGGGCCGGGGTGCGGCGCGGCTGCGGATCGAGGCGTTGCGCCGCCTTTTCCCCTCGGTGTGGTTCGCTGAGCGCCCAACCGAGGCCGGACGCGACGCGCTCGGTTGGTATCACGAGAAGCGCAGCGACGATCACCGCGAGATCGGGCTGGGTCCGGAGCACGACTGGGCGAGCCACGCGGCCGACGCCGCCGGGCTGATGGCGGTTGTTTACGAGATGCCGGCGGCACGGCCGGTGAGGTTGGAGTACCGGCGGGCCAACATCGCGTAAGAGGAGTTGTAGATGGAAAGCAGGACCGAGACGCAGACGCAAAACGACAAACGGGAGCAAGACGACAAGCGCGAGCGCGAAAGGCGCGAGCAACGCCCCTCGACGCGCCCTGACGGGACGCCCTCTTCGGAGCCGAGCCTTGCCGAGCGGCAGGGCATTGCGCCGCTCTCTGACGAAGACAAGGCGCGGCGCTCGCCGGTGGTGGAGGGCTATGTCGGGACGCCGGAGCAGGCGCGGCGCAATAAAGAGGCGCAGGAGCGGGCGCTGCGGGCGGTTGCGGTGTCGCAGATTTACGACGAGCACCGCGACACGTTTGCCGTGATTGGCGACACCGGGACGATCATCCGGCACTTGCGGGCGCACGATCCCGACATTGCGGACTACACCCCCCCGATCGAGGCTGGGCTGAGCCAAGACATGCTGGTTGTGCCGCCGCCTTTTGT